CGTTGGCATTGTCTAGCCGAGGCGAGGAGTAGATCCCGGCACCAAAAATTCCGCTGGCGTAAGTACTCTGAACAATTGGGTAAGCCGCCGTGATCGTCCCTGTCGCCGGAGATGCTGGATTGCCAGAAATGGCATAAGTAAATTTAGTTGTCGGATTGGTGGCATCTAAGGTGATCACCGCATCCACGTTGTAGGCCGAAGGGGATGCCCCCGAAATCCTAACCAAGTACCCGGACAGCAACCCATGAGGGGTTGCGGTGGTAGCCGTGGCCACATTGCCGGTTTGAGTCAACGAGTTAAGCGTAATGGAGAGTGGTGTAAAAGGAATAGTCAGGGGAAGCCCCGCCGAAGAAAGTCCCGAAGCCAGCCTGGCAGCTCCCTTGCGGGGTTGAGCAATGCCCCGGTCAAGCCGGACATTGGACGCACTTTGCAAGTAGCCTGGAGGTAGCGTCAGCGGATTACGGCGAGATTGGAGACCGATGAAAGACGTGTCGCCATCGCGGACGATCGGAGAAGAGAGCGGGGTATTGGCCATGGGTGTCAAAGGTCAGGAATCAGGAGTCAGGTAAAGAGGGGCGTTGTTCTCCCCCACCAGTTAGCCGAGTGCGGTGATTCAACCGAGTCAAGGTGCCAAACCGTGATTGGAAGCATCTGCCGATGCTCGACACGCCACGATTTGGCAAATTCGGCATCACTTTCGGCAGCGGTCGGGTAAGAAGGGTAAGAAACGACTTTGTTGCGATGGAACAGTTGAAAGAACCCGATCGGAAGGGGCTTTCCATCGGCCTCATGCGGACGCATCAAAGGGAAATCTTTGCGACCATGTTGCAGCTCCTGCAGTTGAGATGATCCAACCACGAGGCGCCGCTCGCACCCGTAGATCATGGAAGGATTAAGGTCAGTAAGCAAAAGATCGCATTCAACCGGAATTAAAATGTCGGCATCGAGCAAAAGCACCCAGCCCGAGTCAATAGATTTAAGGGCTTCTTGAATGGCTGCCCCTTTGTTAAACTGAGCTTCGTTTTCCGTAAATCGGTCGGTCAAAAGAGGTTTGATGCCATGCGCGTTGCAAATTTTTTTAGTTTGAACATCATCAGGCGTCGTCACAACCGTGACCTGATCGAACAACTCCAACGTTCGCGGTAATGTGAGTGCTAAGAAATCATGGTAGAGCACGCAAATAACGATTGCATGAATGGGCAGGTTGGAATTCATGACAGAAATTCACTGCGGAGGTCTTCGATTCGGTTGTTCCAGCCATTCAGAAAAATGGCATTCCGCGGGATCCGGCTTACAATCTCGGCGTAGTGACGCTTGCTTTTGGCTAGGAAAGCCGCCGCTAGGCCAAAGGAATCGGGGCAGGCCCACGCCGCCTTGAGGGTTTGATCCCCCACATCGCCATCAATTACCAATCGGCAACCATAATCATTAAGTGCTAATTGAATAAGCTTGGCCACCTCTTTCACCCCTTGGTTGACCGATTGCACAAAAGAAATAACCGACAAGGGGGTCGGAAACTCGGCACATCGGAGCGGCTGGAAATAATGCTCTTTGTACGTTTGCCAGACCGATAAAGGTGTCGGATAAGCAAAGTCAAAGTCGGGATGACTTGAATGATCGATCCCTGCAAAAGTCAGCCCACCGGAATCGCCTGGCACCTTCTCACATCGAATTGTGACCCCATCCGTCTCGTATGCACATTCATTGCGGAGAATGCTGGCAAGTCCTTTACGAAAGACGGCTGGTTCTGCCGCTGCGCTGGCAACAATGTCGGCAATGGTCATAATGGTTTCCCTCCGCCGTCATTGCTTTCACCAAATTTGGATCCGAGCTTGGCCGCCGAAAGGGAGCCGATTGTGACCGAGAGCAGATTGGTCAAATTGGGGCCAAGGTCAAACGGCTCATGGGTTAGAATATGCCTGACCACGCAATAGACTACCACTCCCGCAATACAGGCCACCACGCAGAGCAATGCCACGCGGATTGAGCTGGGGGTGGAGTTTGCTTCCGAAAGCACGCTTTTGATCCAGGTCAGGTTCATGGCTTGGCACTTTTTAGGGAATGAAATGAGCCAGGTAAAAAAGGATGTAGCGCCCAATCCCGTAACCGGCGGCCAGCAAAGTGACCGCAACCAGAATCTGCTCAAAGAGCGGCAGCGATCCGATCCAGCGACCCAAGGAAGAGAAGACTCCCAAAGCAAAGGCGCAGGCAAAGAAAATCACGACCACATCCCGTTCTTTGGCCGTTTCGTGAAGGGACAACTTTAATTGCCCAATCGTGGTCGCTTGGGCAAGAATCTGGGCAGCGGCCTGATCATATCGCTCTTGCACAAGGCGGGTCTGAACTTCGGCATCGTGGAGAAGTCGACTCAAGTGAGCAGCCGTAGCCGCGATTTCGCGGGGCGAGATTGTTAAATAATCAATTGGCTTTTGATTGGTCGTTGCAACGCAAAGTTGGCATCCGCTTAAGATTACGACGATTAAAAGAAAGAATGCTTTCATTTCTGGGTTGCCCCCCATTGATTAGCCCATTGCTGGATGAGGACGGCTTTAGCGTCGGCAGCGGCAAGGTCGCTGGTGATGCCAGTGGTAATCGAAGGTGTAACCTTGGTCGCCGGGTGAGAACAGGCGGTCAGGATGACAACATCCACCAACAAAAGGATTACAAAAGTTTTCATTTGACCTCCTTGTTATCCATGCGGGTCTGGATCGCCATGACATCCTGACTAAGTCGGTCAAGCATTTGGGTCTTTTGCCCGGCAATGTAGACCGACATCACAATTTGGAAAGCGACGGCACCCACCACGGTTTTGAGCAATGTGGAATTGCTATCTGCCAACCTGGCGCGTTCGCTGACGATGGCTCGAAGTTCAGCAATATCCTCCCGCAAAGCTGAGACTTCGTCGGCGCTCATGTCCTAAAGACCCAAAACCGATTTAATGGAACCAATCAGGCCGCTGGAGTTGTCGCTTACCGAATCGGCTGCAGGCACCGGCGTAGTTTCCGTGATCCAATCTGGGAGGGGAGTATCGGCAGGGTCAAGGAGGGCAGACCATGTGTAGGCAATGGGATTTCCGTTGCCAATTAAAAATCCTGTTGGGTCAGTTGTATAAGCAGTGTATTGGGGAGTTGGGACAATGTTAATACCCCAAATTGGTTTATTGCTAAAAATTGAAGGAAGTTCCCAAACCCAAGGAAGTTTTGAAGCGTCTTGAAGTGAAATAGCTTTGAAATCTCTCATTATGGTAATGCCAAACCTTGTCCAAGGGTTTGTTTGTAAATGGTATAAAGTTGAGATGTTGACGATGAACTTATATTGGTTTTAAGCCACAAATAAAATGCCATAGTTCCCGACACATATTGACCAACATTTCCAGCATTTGCGTCATTAGCGGCTAAAAATGTTAACGGATTCACTGCGGTTGGAGGTAATCCAGTTAAAGATCCAGAAGCAATACTAGATCCGTTTAAATATACCGTTCCAGTAGATGCTGTTATATCAAAATTTAAAGCCTTAAAAGAGTTTAATGTTGTAGCCGAATAAGAAACAGCAGTGAATGACGTTCCATTTCCAACAAGCAAAAGAGTATCAATTGCTCTAGTTCCGCGTGAATTTGATGACGAAAGATCGCCGTAATATGTACGACTGCCATTCGCGGTTTCATTGACTACCACAAAATTGTTAGACGCTATGCTTCCTGTATATAATCCAGTAGTTACATAACCAGTAGCAGAATTAAGCAAGCCTGTTGATGTCCACGTTGGAGCATTCACAAGCGTTCCATTATATGTTCCAGCACCTCCTAAAGAATAGGCCGTTGTTCCATTGGCATTCTGACTACTCCTCAAAGGCCAACAAACCATCGATGACCACAATCCAAGTCCTTTGATTCCTTTAACAAACGAGTTGATTTGCTGTTTAGCTGTGGAATCCGTAATCCCGGCTGTGGCAAAGTAAGCCGCGGCATCAAGGTCGGTGCCCGACCGCTTGGAGAAGGGCAGCGGCATCGCTTGCGTTAGCTAATGGATTCCACCTGCATTCCAATGCGGAGTCGGATGGCATCTGCAGCGCTGAAAGTCGGGGTTCCGGCAGTAGTGGCGGCAACGTATAAATTTCCGCTGGGAATTTCAAACGGGATAGAAAGTGACTGAGCTTCTCCATAGCGGGAATTTGTCAGGTCGACCGATGTGGTCACCGAAACCTGACCGATCACTTCGAGGGCATCAGTGTTGGTAATGCTCACACTGGAATTTAATGTGCCCAAAGCAACATTGGATCGTAAAAACGTCAACGTGATCGTCTGGGACGCTGTCCTGACACGATCCACAATGCCGACTGAAAGGATCGTTCCACGGGAATTGCTGGCTGTGCCGGAGATGGGAATAGCGGTCGTGGCAAAAAGCACATTATTTGCCGTGTAAGCGCTGGTAGAGACGGTCGGGGTGACCCGAATGATCTTCGTCTTAAAGTTGTTGATAGCGACGTTCATGGGTTGTGCGGGTAAGGATAGAAAGGCGAATGTGGGAGCTTAAGGGGAGACTTTTAATGAAATGATGAAAGTTAGCGAACCATGGATCCAAAACGGCCTTGCTGTCCTTGCTTCATTTCCAGCTTGTCCCACTCAATATTGAGACACTGGAGGGCATTGGCATCGTGTGCCGCCGCCTTGTCGAACTGACCATCTTCGCGCTGAGCCTCGGCACAAATCGCGTATTTGACGGCTTCGGCCAGGATGTAAGGGAAGGTATTATCTCCGTTGGAGTAGCTGCTGGTCGTGTAGATTGTTGGCCTGAGGCAAAAGGCCACCCAGACCGTGGAGGGGATGGAAGTGACCGAGAGTCCGTTCTGACCAACCACGATGCCATCATTAGTCAGCATCCAGTTGACCGGGGTGGCGTAGCGGTTGGTGCGGGGATCGCTTTTCCAGACCCCGATGACTTCGCCAATGGGGGTTTGCGTTGTGCCGCCAAGTACCTGATCAAGTCCTATTGCGTAGAGAATGCCACTGCCATTGGTGAAAGTGGCCGCACTGCCAAGCTGCCAAGAAATATCGGTTGTATCCGTGGTCGGATCAGTCCCCACGGATGCGGCAACCGCTTGATAGTAGTTGCCGTCGCTTCCAAGCACCAAGTCACCCGTATTGTAAGAGGTCAAAGCATTCCAGTTGGCGTAGAATTGCCTGTTCTCATAACGGACAAAATCGGGCCACGGATACATCTCCTGCGCGGCGCGAAGGGCGCTGTTGGCATACTCGGTAAAGGCCGCCAGCGTGTTGGAGGCCGGGGAGATTGAGGGATCCAGACCCATGCGTGCCAGGGCGCCATCGATCACACTTTTAAAAGTAACAGTTCTCATGGTTAAGAGACAATTTGATCGGAGTTTTCAGTTATTTCTGTGCCATCCACAATGCCTTTGGTAGAGGGAACAGGTAGTTCTTGCTCGGTAAAAGTATGCTCGGCAACGATCGACTTTGTTTGAGCCAAATCAGTTTTCCTTGCCGGGGCAAAGCTCATGATCGTGTCGCTCATTCCTTTGACCCGAACAATGACCCCATCGCGTTCAAGGGCATCCGTGAAAACGGGATCCTTCCAACAATCGGGGCCAAAAAGTTGCTTCATGTGGGCATGGAGATCGGCATCGATCCGGTACTTGAGTTGGCCAATTCCATCCATGAGCTTGGAGGAGTTTTCCAGCCGAGCTGAGTAAGCGTTGATTTTGTCCTGGCGGATGGCGGCATTGACCGCATGGGCTTTAAATCCTTTGCGAAATTCAGCCAAAACTGCCGAAGAAGCTTCAATCGGTGCTACAAGTTGGTCGTTCATGAATTGTATTGTTCCCTCAGATGGGTCGCGCAGAGGTGGCCGCCGCATTGGGCGACGACCACCGGAAGCACGATCCGGACTTAGGAAGCCGAGATCTTGGCGTGAGCCTGTGGGTTGGTGGGAACCAGGGCGACAATCGCCTCAACGATTCCGCGGCGGCCTGCACCGAGGTCGGGCAGTTCGGTGAAGTTGGGAGCCGTGTGGGTCCTCATTTCCACGAACTCCGGATCGATGATGTACCCGGTCTTCGTGTTTGGCACAAAGGCACTCAAGTGCAACTCGATGTTTCCAAAATCGCCGGAGTAGATGTCCACGGCGGTGGAGATCGTCTTGTCGGCAATATTGGCATTGTAGTAACGAACGGCGCTGGCCGTGCTGCTGCTGATGGTCTTCGCAGGAAGGTAACGCGAGAAATCCGAGATGGAATTCTTGAGGTCACTTCCCATGATGCCAAGCAGGTCACCGCCGCGGCCCGTCACGCTCCAACGCTGCTGAAGCACTCCACGAAGACCGTCTTCGGTGAAAGCCGCAAGCGTTCCGGAATAGATCTGGGAACTGCTAAGCAGGACGTTGGACTGACCGAGGGGCACGGAATCTGCCGAGGCACTGAGCCACTGACCAAGACCGCGGGTCTTGTAAGCGACCGAACTTCCGTCGTCTGCTGTTGCACCGTTGGCGGAGAGGAAAGTGCTTTCGATGTCGCGCTTGACCATGACGGTTGCCTTAGCCTTCGCACGGGCAAATTCGGTGGCACCGGCCACACCCTGTGGGTCGGGGTTGTTGATACCGGCGACCGTGGCGACGACTTCCTCCAAACGGCTGACGCCGGGGATACGGCGGAACTGCTGGATGTAGGTGCCGATGCGGTAACGGGTTGAGGCAAAGTCGGCTGCGCTGCTGTAGCTGACCTCGGTGCCGTCCACCGTTCCAGCGGTCGATGTGCTAGGATAGGAATCCACCAGCCACTCCACATAAGCGTTGGTTGGCTTCTTGCTGCCTTTCTTGATGCTGGACGTCAGGATTGTCTCCTTTGCGTCGACAACTGCGATGATGTCGGAGAGGTCTTCCCTCTTACCGATGGAATTTACGTAACTTGTTGCTGCCATTGTATTGGTGGGTCATTTGACCCGAATGAATTGGGTGAGTTGAGTTGGGTTGGTTGGGGCCAGGTGGGTCTACCCGCCGAAATAAGCGGCAAGGTCATCCATGCGTCCGGACGAGAGGACTCGATCGCGCTCATTGGATTTCTCCCGCGTGCTTGCGGCGGGGGGCCTGCTGGCCGATGCCTTGGGGATGGCCGGGGCAATGGCCCTGGCACCCGTCTTGGCGTTGGATTGCTTTGCGGTGGCTGCCTTTGCAATATCGGACTTGGACTGAGCGGAGGCGTGACGGAGCTTCATCCCGGCCAGCGCGTCACCGATGACAAGCTCGTAGCCGGGTAAACGTTTGAGCGAGGGAACCCGTTTGAGGGTATCCACCAGCACCTGATGCTCCTCGCTTCCAGCTTTGAAAAGCGCCGGGTAGGTCGCCTTGGCCTCGGGGAGGATGGCTGCGCGTTCGCGAAGATACTCGCGGCGAGCCGGTGCGTGGTCGGAAAGGAGCGCGTCGGTCTGGGCAATGAACTTGGCCATTTCGGCCCGGTCGACATAGCGCTCGGATCCGTCGGCATTAGTCACCGTGGCGCCGTCCGGATTCTGAAGTGCCCAGGCGCGGACTTTCTTGGCCGCGGAGACCTTGGCCTCCAGTTCGGTGGCGTCATCGAGGTCGGCAAGCGGATCTTCGGGAGTTGCCTCCAATTTAATCACGCTCCGTTTCTCAATATCGGCTTTGAGCTGTTCATTTTCCGTTTTGAGCGATTCGGCCAGTGTCTCGGCCTCCTTGCGGCGACGGGTCAGCTTGTCGATTCTCTTTTCTAGTTTCCTAGTGGACTTGTCTTCCGTTTCCTCCGTGTTTTCGGGATCTTCGGAATCCTCGGAATCTTCATCTTCTTTGCTGGATGCCTCTTCGTCTGTTTGCTCTGTTAGCTCTGTCTTTTCTTCGGGAGCTTCTTCAGTTGTTTCCGGATCTTCTTCGTTGTCGTTAGCTTGGGGATGAGCTTGGGGCGCTTTGGCGGATTTGCTTTGGCCTTTACTTTGTCCTAATGCCTCCGCTACCTCGGGTGGTAGATGATCCAGGATGTCGCTGTAGGTGGACTCCGATTGGTCTGATACTGCTTGGGTGCTTTCGCTCATGAGGTTTGTACGGCGCTCAGGACGCCAGAATCAGCGCTTCATTCTCCCCGCGAAATGCGGAGATGACCGAAGCACAGGAAGGTCGCATGGGGCGGAAAGTACGAACCGCAACCGGTAAGCTTAAGGGGGATTTGCAGGAGAAGGATTAAAGTGAAAACTTAAAACCTGAGAAAAATGGGATTAACAAAAGTCGAATTGAAAAATAAAGGAAGGGACGGGCTACACGTTTGCCATGCACAGCGCTTCGCTATCGCACCGCCCTTCCTAAAATGGTTCCCGGCTGGGCGACCCACCATATTAAGCCATTTCACGTCATCAGAAAATGACACCGGGAAATGCTAGGCGTCCCCAGCAAAGTGTTTTAGTTTTTAGGTTTCTATCCTTTATCCCTGCCGTTGCCTCATGGCTTCTGCGCGCAGGTTGAGCAAGTACTCCTCGAGCCGGTCGAGTCCATGCTCGCTGCCTAAGGCAAAAATGGTTTCCCTTTCGCTTTTGATAATGGCTTTTGCTTCACTCCGTGCTTCCGTGCGTGCACGGTCGATCACTTCAAGCATCGCCTGCAAAACGGGGTGATCGCTATCGACCGAAAGGGCCGATATTAAACCAGCGTCGTCAAGGCGAGTGGCTCGCAACACATAGGGGGAAGGACGTAGAAAAGATAAAATTTGAGAATTGATACCTAAAAAGAATTTCTTCATGGCCAGTTATTGTTGTGCCTGTTGCCCGGCTTGCAACACAGGTTGCGTTCCTACGCGTCCAATCTGGGCGTTCCCCTGTTGTTGTATCTGGAAACTAAGAAATTTAATCCGATTTTCCACCATTTTGGAGAGCACCGGACGTGCGGCAATCATCTGTTGCAACTCGGGGTTCATCTGAATGGATTGCTGTAGGGTTTGGAGTCGAAGTTGGTAGTTCATGCCGGGCTGGGGCTGCATTGGGGGTTCTATCCCGGCCACCATCTGGGTGAGGGCGGATTGCTCATTGGCCACTTGACTCTGGGTGGCCTGATCCATCGGTTGAAGAACTGCCGAGGCCATGCACGGATCGATGGAGCGGAACATGATCTCGGTAAATTTGCTGTAATCAACGCGACCAAATCGGTCGTTGGCTAGGACCGCTTGCAAAAGTCCGAACTTCTCCTTGAGCAACTCGTGATTGAGATCGCGGATATCGAACTCTAGGGAGATGTCAAACATCCCTTGCACTTCGCTCCGTCCGGCATTCCAAGGACGCTGAAGCTCCCCGACAATCCGAACTACATGATCTTCGGCCATGTATTGTTGGCAAAGTTGAAGCGTCTGACCGACGACTTGCCGCATTTCGAGCAACCATCCGTCGACGAGATCTTGCTGATGGAGTTGAGCAAGTTGGGGCGTGCAATTGCCCGTCATGCGTCCCAGGTATTGGTCAAGCGTGGTTTGGGAAGCTTTTTCAATTTCGATGGAGGATCCGTCCCCCGGCGGAATGTTCATCCAGGTAATCTCTTCACCTCGGCGGCTCGGCCACTTGGTGCCGGGGCCAAAAGAGAGGTTCATGGCGCCACGAGACGCTGGGACAAGTATCGGCGGGAGGACGGAAATGCTGGTGCGATCGGTGCGTGCATCGCGCTGGACCTTGATCTCATGTTCCCAAGTGTCGGCAATTGTCGGGATGCCACGGGATTCCAAGATCGTGCGGGCAATTTGCTCGCGCTGGTGAACCACATAGGGGTATTGGCCGTGCTCGTACGGGAGTGCTTCATCGAGGCCGACCATGTCGCGCACGCCCAAGCAGAGGACGGTGTTCCACACATTGGGAATGCCGTCGTCATCGACCGATTTGCGGTGGAAGTGAAAAATTTCGATTAAGTCGCGGCGCTCGTAGTCAAGGATGCCCCAAAAGTTTCTACGAGACTCCGAAAGGAGCAAAAGATTGGAGGTCAGGGTGTCGACCACAAAGCCCTTGCGCTTGACCGCGGCCTCGACCCAATCAGAGTCATAGCCATGCGTATTGATGCGGTCGCGGAGCTCGCTCTCGGTCAACCGCTCGCGGTGGGCCACCCAAGGGGCACGCTGGATGTCGTCGGTAATGGCTGGAAAGAAAACATCGACCATCGGAAGCAAAGCGCTCCAACGCGGCATGGCTGCAAAAACTTCCGGCACGGGAATCTCGGTCTTCCCGGTCTCTCGCAATTCTTTCAAACAAGCTCGGGCAGGTCCCTTCTTAAGGATGGGTGACATCCCCATGAGGACGCGTAGGTTTTCTTCCTCACGGAGAGGATCCATGACTTGCTCCATAACCTGCTGCTTGACCATGGCCAACTTTTGCGGGTCATCGGTGGAGGCCAGCATGGTGGAGAGCCCGTCCAGGGTCACATCCTGTACGGTGCGGCGGAGCTGCTGATCCCACATGATGGCGGTCACGCTCGATCCGTAGGTCTGGCGCCAGTTGGCGGCCAATTGCAACTCACGTCGGATCTGAGGGCGCATTTGGTTCCAGAGGACATATTTCAGCAGGGTGCTGACTTTCTCCGCATACTCCATGTCGTCCGAATCCATGGCAACTGCTTGTGGGTTGGCCTTGGTGAAGGCCTGCATCATGAGCATTACTTGCTCGTTAATGGCAGCATCAATGACCCGTGGTCGCATATCGCTGGCGCCTTCCCAAGGGAAGGGCTGGGCATTGAGGTCGGCTCCATGTTTGCGTCCATCGGCGCTTTGGCCGTTCCAAAGATTTAACCTGGTAGAATAAGCGGTTTCGCTTCTGTTGTAGTACCAAAATGCGTCACGGGTCGACTGGATCAACTCGGCGCTGAGGACGGCTAGATTCTCACCGAGGTCTCCCCCGGCATCCAAGGCTCCTATTCGTTCCAGCTTTGACCCGGTGCCGTCGTTTACAAGTGACATAGATCGGCAGAATAGTTGCCGATTTCTTGGAGCTTAAGGGGGGAATCTTTATCCCTTCCTTCTCTGTGCGGCTTTTATTTTGGCTATAGGTTTCAATAACACCCGCTTGGGTGAGCCTGTGGCCTTAAAATGTCTCCTTCGAGGTATTGCAGGTCGGCGAGGACGGCATAGCGGAGCACATCGATCACATCCTTGAGCGCCCCCTTGCGCCCATCGGCGCCGGTCCATTCTTGCAAAGCATAAATCATGTTAATGCAGTCACTGGAGATAAAGAGCCGCGGCTCGTTGGTACTGCTCACCGATTGGTCGATGTCGTAGCTGAGTAAATTATTGATCAAGTCGATCCCCTCTTCAATGTTCTCCCCCGAGGCAGGCAGAAAGTGCAGTCCAATATCATCGCATTCTTCAAGTAGCGTTGTAATACCCGATTTCTGCAGTGTGGCCGAGGCCGCATAGCGGGAGTCCATGTAGCGTTCGATAACGACCTCTCCGGCCTCCTTCTCCACCCGATCAAACTCCTCCTTGTATTCGTTCAGCCCCCAGCCAAACGATTTCTGCGCTTCTCCGGGGTCTCCGTCCGATTTATTTGCACTTGGCGTGGCCCATGGGCCGACCACTCCGACGCCGGTAATGTAACGATCCACCGGGGGCCATTCCCGATAAACAAAGAGGCGACCGCGCACATCGACCCGAACCCAGATGGCAAACCAGTTTCGACCAGAGCAGGGGTCGACGATTTGAAAATTGCTTCCTTGAGTCGGGATTTTGTCGGCAGCAATGACATGGACATCGTTGCGGAAGCGCGGAAACCTGCTGACTCGGCTTTTGGTAGCCACGCCATAAGCGCGACAAAGGATGGTCTCCCGATTCTTATTCTCTAGGATAACTTTGAGCGAGGGGTAATTTCCAAAAGGATTGTCCTGGGTGTGGAAATAGACGATGCCAGCATTTCGGTTGATCGGCTGTTGGATCAGAGGCACCAACTCAAAGCCTTCACCATTTGTTTTCGGCAGGAGCTCCGCCGGAGCGCTCTCGGTGGTCACTGCTCCATTGAGTACCGAAGCCACGGTCGGGGTGTAACCGGCCACCGGCGTAAAGGTCACATGGAGAATGCCGTTGCGGGTCAATAGTCGGTAACGGAGCGCCTCCAACCAGTCGGGAGTAATCAATTCGTCTGCCCAAGCACAGTCCAACTCGGCCCCTTCGACCGATTTGACATCCATGCTGTAAAATTTAAAAACGCACATTGATCCATTTGGGAGGACGAGCTTGTTTTCGGTAAATCCACCGGCCACCGAGTAGTTGATCCGAGTCGTGGTGCCCTGACGCAATTTGCCCGAGTCGGTCTTATACTCGGGGGGTAAGTATTTGTAGACAAGTCCCTGCTGGTTTTCAATCGAAGAGGCTTCGGTCGATTGCAGGCACCAGACTTTGGAACTTTCTTTGGCAAGCATCAATTCGACAATCCGCTTGGCCGCTCGCTCAGATTTGCCAGCTCGGTTGCCTCCCAAATTCCATTCCTCAATCACGCCTACGGGGATTTTCTCCCGCAACCGAGCACGCTCCTTGTCCGCCCTCACCCAGGAAATCGGCTCAACCCCGTAGCGCAGCGGGTCGATTTTTTCCAATCGGATCCCCTCTTCACGCCGAGTAATGTATTCGGAAAGTTGATCCTTGGTAAAAATCCGCTCCCGATCCCCGACCCTAGCCGCAATGGTGCCATCCTTGCGGCGGCCAATGAGCTCAACAAGCGGGTGAACGCGGTGAGGAGTTTGAATCATGGGGCGGTGGATTTTAAAAAAGGGGTCGTATAAGACGAATCAAAAGTCATTTTATTTCTTTTTTTATCCGTGCGCGGTCGATCAAATCATCGATTTTGTCCCAGAGTTTGTCCCACGCTGATTCGGGTTCATCGATTTCTGGAATCGAAAAGCGCACAAGATCAATTTCTGCACCGGCGGCATGGGCAACGTTAGGGTCAAGTTCGTCGTCCATCATTTAAAACGGGATCTCGTCCCCCTGATGCAAGTCATCATTTTTTATTGGCGACGGCGCAGCAATTTGAGGAACCCATGGCGGCTGCACTTCTCCTTTGATAAATTTTTTTCCCTCCATCTTGGTGCCAGGACGCCCATCGTTGATCCACCCAGCAAGTTCAAATTTTGTGCCGTCGGGCAGCTCAATCGATCCGGAATAAATGGGTTTGCGGGGATGGTCTCCCGGCTTTTTCTCATTTTTAAAAAGCACAAAGCTGCCTTTGAGTTGCTGATTGGGTTGTTCGGTCGGTGTCATTTTTGTGAATTGGGTTGTTTTGTTTGTTTGGCTGGTTTTTTTGTTGGTTTTTTGGATTTTTGGGTGGGATTTTCCAAAGGCTTCTCTGGGGCAAGGCGCCTCCACCGGTCATGCCAGATGACGGAAGCAATTCGTTGTTCACAGACAAGAGTCTGATCTTCCGTTAGGTCGGGAAAAACGATGTGCAAAAGTTCGTGCACTAACGTCCCAAGACGTTCTTGCTGGCCCAGCCGGGGATCTAATTCCACAATGGGTGTTTTCCCGTAGTGGGCCATCCCCATGGCATTCTCCCTCCCCATTTTGCGATCTCGTAATCGTATTGAATTGGTGATGTTGATCCGAATCTTTATAGAACTCATTGGGTGACCTCCTCAAATTTCTGAATCCTTTCTCCAATCCAACGCATGACAGGTACTGCCATAGAGTTGCCTAAGGCTTTGTATCGAGGTCCATCAGGACACTCGGTGGCGGGCTTGTTCCGCCAAGGGATGCGGGTGAAGTTGTCAGGAAATCCCTGTAACCGCTCACACTCAACCGGGGTGAGTCGGCGGACGGCCATGCTGATTTTGGGGTTGATGACCGCGCCTTGGTGTGAAGCATCAGTCGCCGATGCGGAGAGAGTCTGATTGGTGGCCGAAACACTCTGATTGTAAAGGTCGACCGCCACCGCATGAGAGGTGTCTGAAACAGATCCTTCACGGGTAGTCAGGGTTTCCATGCAGTTGTCGTGCATGACATCACCGTCCATTCCAAAGCCGATTGGTTGGGCCATTGGTTCAATCAACGTAGGCCCAGTCTGAGTGGTGGATGAACCGGCAGTTCCCATGGTCGCTGCCACTTCGCCGGTAATCTGAAGATTGTAAAGATCCACAAATTGTCTTTTACCAACCACATCACCGAATTGGGTAATTGGTTGAGCAATGGCCTGACCTTGCGTTCTGTCCAAGGTGTAAGCGGTCTCGTCCAAGTATCCGTGACCATTGGATAAGGTATTTGCGGTGCGGATTGCAATCGGTTCCCCAATTACATTCCGGAGCTGAAAGACGCTTCCCTTATTAGTGTAGGTCTTGGCCTCGTTGGCACAAATCGTAGCCGCAGGGTCGTTGGAGAAGACTAGGTCGGTTGCATCCTTGTAGTCTTGAGCCTTCATGGCTGAGGCGGTGCCATCCATCTCATACTCACCAAAGGCAACCATTCTGGCGGCACTTACTTCCTCTCTGACGCCGAGACCAGTGCGGCCCTGAGCATTTCGGGAAGTTCTTTCCCCCTTTTTGCGGCGCGGCGGAGGATGCCCGCACAGGCCGTCGCGCTCAAATAATACCGCTGCGGGAGGTCGCCAGTCTCCAAGGTATCCGACAACGAACACACGGCGGCGTCGCTGGGCCACTCCGAACCACTGAGCGTCAAGAACGCGGTAGGCGAACCCATACCCCACTTCCCCCAGCCCTCCGAGGAAGGTGCCAAAAGTTTTTCCTCCGTCAATCGACAGGACGCC